TGAATAATTGAATATGGAGGAAAAATAATGAAGAAAGTACACATGGAAAAGAGTGTGTTTTATGAGCGATACAAGCCTGAATATATTCAGGATTTAGTATTACCTGAGGATATGAAGGAAACCTTATCTAATTATGTTAATAGTGAAGATGTGCCCAATCTGGGTCTTTTTTCAAATCTGCCTGGAACAGGCAAATCAGTAAGTGCTCATTCTATTATTAAAGAGATTAATGGTGAAGCATTATGGATTAATGCTAGTATGGAAAAAGGTATTGATGTTCTTCGTGGTAAAATTATGAAATTTGCATCACAATCATCATTCGACGATAAAATTAAAATCGTTGTAATGGATGAATGTGATAATTTCTCTCAAGACGGACAAAAAGCATTTCGTGGATTTATTGATGAGTTTAGTGATAACTGTCGATTCATCTTTACTGGCAACTATAAAGAAAAAATTATTCAGCCATTGCTTGATAGATTAGAAATATATGATTTCAATTCTTTTAAACGAGATGAAATGATTAAACCTATTTTTGAACGATTGAAGTTCATTTTAGAGAACGAACAGATCGAATACGACCCAAAAATGTTAGTACCAGTGATTAATACATATTATCCTCGAATCAGATCAATGATTGGTGCGTTGCAGAAATTTAGCAAAAATGGTAAATTTAGTGTAAGTGCATCAGAACTCGATGATGTCAATGTTTTCGATGCGGTAATGAAATATGTTAATCTTAATACTTTTACAGATATGGTCAAAGCTGTTAATGAATTAAATGCGCCTGAAAATATGTATACTTTTTTATATAAAAATGCAGGGAAATATTTCAACGAAGAACATTATCCAACTATTACTATCTGTATTGCTAACTATCAGGATATGAGCACAAGAGCAATTAATAAAAATTTGACATTAGCTGCTTGTCTTGCCGAATTATCAAAATTACCTAAAAAGAAATAATGGGTCAGTCTATGAAATATCAGGAACAAATTGATAAATCTCATCCTACTGTCGCACGCGATAATAAACATTATAAAGCACATTCTATTGCTATGGAACTCATTCACGAAAGATATCAAAAACATGAGTTAGTGGATTTAGTTACATGGTTAATTGTTGATAATGCTAAAACTGTGGAAAATGATTTATGAACAAACACGTTAAGAAAATTATCAAATTCGTTATAGCTATCATTATAACACCGATATATTTGCCCATATTGATATTGTCGGGTATCGCAACATTTCTATTAGAAATTTGTTCTGGTGAACCAGATTTAGATTTTTGGAAGGAATTTTATTTTTCTCACTGTGTATCATGGTATTTATTCAAGTAAGTTAACGAGGAAACATTATGAAAAAAGTACAAAAAGTACAAAATAATCCAACTATCAAAGATTATATGGTTGACAGTATCATTAAAAGCACTGAATTCATTCAAAATTTTCGATATGAAATTTACATTGTTTCTAATGATAAAGTCAGAATTCCCAAACATGTTTTGGCTAAATATCCAACCGGGTCTATTATGATGTTAGTATTAAATAGCATTCAGAAGTCTGAACCACAATATGATTATAATCTTAGAGAATTATCATGGTTCACTCAATTCGATGGTGTTCGATGGCGTTGTGATATTCCAATCGACAATATCGTAGCAATTGTTGATAAAGCAACAGAAACATCTGCTCAATTCAGTGTAAATATAGATAATACTACACAATCTGAACAAGTTAAACAAGTTAAACAAGTTAAACAAGTTAAACCAGCTTCTAATAAATCTCATTTAAGAATCGTTAAATGAAGATTAAAATTCAGATAGCTTTATATAGTATAATGATTGGTATAAGTGTAGGAGCTGCTTTTACATTTTATACAGTTAGAGCAGATGTATTAAAGGTTCGACAAGAAAACAATGTGTTATTGGCTTCTCTTTACGAAGAGAAGCAAGATAATATGAAAATGAAATATAATTATGTTCAGTTAAGTGAAATGACGACAGATGCGATATATGACCATTTGGTTAAGTTAGGATTCAGCAAAACCGCTGCGAATAAAACTTCTTCATATACGACATTCTTTTTATATAGCAAAAAAATTATTAGAGATTTTATCGATGATTCTGTTAGTAAACAGAATGTTAGTAAACAGAATGTTAGTAAACAGAATGTTAGTATATGAATGCTTAATTGGAAATATGATATATTTATTCTATGGAGAATGAATGGCTAAATTATTTGAATGCACTTATAGAGATAGATTTACTTTTTTCGAACGATATTTCGATACAGTTCGAGGAAAGTCGATAAAGAAACAGATTAATATACCGTACGAATGGTATGAACCATCATCTAATGGAAAGTATAGTTATATTCTAGACGAATCGATTAAATTAGATAAGAAACAAGGCAATGCTAAACAAGGTAGAGATCAATATGGATTTTTAGATCCCATGTATCGAAACATTAGGGATACATATTGGGAATCTAAGACAGATAATAAGTATAATGATAATCCAAGATGTTTTTATATGGATATTGAAACTCGCGTTGGTACAAATTCTACCGGGTTTCCTGTGCCTGAAAAAGCATTAGAACCTATATCTTTAATACAGATTTACGATACTGTTGAAGATACGATGTTTGTATTGGGATTAAAAGAATGGAAGCATCAATCGGAATACAAATTTGATTACCCGGTAAAATATATTAAATGCGAAAACGAAGTTCAATTATTAGAATTGTATTTAAAGTTATTTAAGAATTTAGATCCATTAATCATTTATGCTTGGAATGGTTCAAATTTTGATTTTCCTTATTTGTATAATAGAATAAAAAACGTTGGATTAGATACAAATTTATTATCTAATTATGGAAATACTAAATTAACAGAATCGGAATATCAAGGTAAAAAAGAATTCAAATTCAGAACAGATGGTCACTTTTATGTGGATCTGATGGAAGTTTATAAGAAATTCACATTCGATCCAGTTGCTAGTTATTCTTTAGAATATATTGCTACTAAAGAATTGAAGAAAACTAAAGTAACTCATAGTGAATATGCTGCATTTGATGATTTTTATACAGGAAAATACATTATTCCATTAAATCCCACGGAAGACCAACTCAATTCGAAAATATATAAAGCTGCAATAAAAGGCGATTTGGACGAAGTTAAAGAATTAGCACATAGTGAATTTGTTTATTATGGCATAGTGGATTCTTTTTTGGTAAAACAAATTGATGATAAATTAAATTTTACAAGTTTAATGATTATGATTTCTGCTAAAATGGGTGTTCAAATAGGTGATGCGTTAGGCACAGTTAAACCATGGTCACAATTTATCGCCAATAAATCCATGAAAAATATGGCTGTTCTTCCTCCTAAACAAGAACACGACCAACCTCATATCGTAGGTGGACATGTTAGGGAAATGGAACGTGGATTATGGCATTGGTTGATAGGCATCGATGTGAACAGTATGTATCCATTATTGGGTATGGTTGGGTTCAACATGAGTCCAGAAACATTTGTAGCTAAAGGAGATTTACCAGATGAACTTAGAGATATTATTCTTTCATATTATATGGGTCAAGACGAAGGCGAACGATTTGATATCCCGGATGATGTCAAAAATTCTTGCATATCTTCATTGAAAAAACATAACTTATCTTTAGCAATTAATGGTGCAGTATTTGATTGTTCTAAAGAAGGAATTGTTCCAAAAATGATTAAAGATATCTATAAAACCCGTAAAGCGGCAAAGAAAAAACAATTTCAATATGAACAAAAGAAAATTTTAATTGGAGAACTATTGAATGAACTCAACTAAGAAAAAGATGTGTCCCTGTTGTTTTCAAACAACAGACAATTTTTATACAAATCCCACGACAATGAAGATGAAAAAATTCTGTTTAGATTGTGAAAAAACAATAGAAGCTAAACAACGGAAAAAGAAAGAATATATAAACATTTTCGACATTGTATCTAAAATGGATTTAACTTGATGAATATAGCAAAGAAAGATGTATTAGATTATACAGAAGAAGAATTAAAATCATTCGATAAAGAAATGCTTAAAAAATTGTATAATGAAGCAGAAGTAAAACAATCATTATATAATACTCAACAAATGACAGAAAAGATTTTAATCAATTCTTTATATGGTGCATTGGGAAATAAATATTTCCCATTATTTAATGAATCAATGGCTCAAGCAATTACCGGAAATGGTAGATATTTTATCCGGAAATTAGCTAATTATGTTGATGATGTTTTACAGAACATGTTAAAAGCGGATAAGCCATATATTCTTTATTCGGATACCGATTCAATCTATTTTCAAATTGAACCATTTATGACTATGTATCAATCTAAACATCCCGGAATGTCGATTGACCATTATGTCGATTGGGCAGATAATTTCGAAAAGAAAATAATTCAACCAATTATCCAAAAATGTATTAAAGATTTCAGCATCGAATATAATGCGTATAATGAAGATATTATCGGAGTCGAACGTGAAATCATCGCGGATCGGGCTGTGCTTGTCGAAAAGAAAAAATACTATGCTAGAGTAAGAGATTCTGAAGGAACTCGTTATCCTGAAAATGACCCTTATCTCAAAATAATGGGATTAGAACTTATTAAAAGTACTACACCAGATTGGTCTAAAAAGTATCTTAAAGATGCTATACCTATCATATTAGATAAAAATGAATCAGATGTTAAAGATTGGGTTTATTCTATAAAACAAGAATTTTTAAAGGTCCCTCTTATTGATATTGCCACAGGCGGCGCATCATCGAGAATTGACTTCGATTTAAGTGAAAAAGGTGTTCCTTTTGGTGCTCGAGCAGCAATCGTTCATAACAATTATATCGAATCACATGGCTTGTCTAATTCGATTGAACCTGTTAGAGCAGGTGAAAAAGGAAAAAGATTATATTTGATTGAACCAAATAAATTTGATTCAAATATTATTGCTTTTACGAATGAAAGGTTTTCCCAAGAAATTGACTGTGTCGATTATGATACACAATTCTTAAAAGGATTCTTGAAACCACTTGAACTCATGACTAACTGTCTTAATTATAATCTTTCCAAAGAAACAGCAGATTTGGATGACTGGTAAGGAGAAAAAATGACACAAAATACACAAAATACACAAAATACACAAATAGAAAAAGATGAATTAATAGATATACTAGAAAATAGTGATGATTTATTTGTTCTCATCGATTTAATCGAATCTATATATGAAACTAATCCAGAATTAGATGCAATAGAACATTTAAAATATAATATTTGTATAGATAATGACATTAGAAATAATCTAATTGATTATTGCATTAAACATAAAACTTCTCAAGATTTAACATATGTTTAAAACTATTACTTCTGTTCTCGATAAAAAGAAAAATCCATCAGATGCAGAAATAGAAAAAATACCACCATATATTTTTGCTAGATGGCTTTCTGGAAATCCATATACTATCGGTGCAGCGAATCAATTCAATATCTATAGCAAAATCCCAATTGTTAGTCAATATAAATTGATCAAAACTGCATTCGCCGGAAAAATTAAATATATACCTTATCCAAAAAATGCTTCTATTAAAGCACAAAAAGAACTGGAATATGTTAGTACCCATTTCAAAATAAATCTGCAAACAGCAAAAGAATATATAAGTATCATGGATAAAACAGAACTGTATGAAATTGTTCAAATGTATAATGACTTATACTTAAAACATAAATAATATACATTTGTACTAATTGCAAAAAGGAAAAACATGAACGAATTTAAACATAACATAAATGAACAAGTTATGAAGCTTTTAAATATTAACTTGTCGGAAGCAGATGAGTTTATATCACCTATACACAAGGAATTATTTCTTAGAGAAATTAGAATGGATATTTTTAGTAATGAAGGACATTGTCTAAAACTAGCTAAATTTCTTGGTGAAAAATATGATGTTAGTATTAGACATCGTGTCAGCAATGGATTAAGTGTTTGGTATTGGGATACTGATAATGACAGAGGTTCGATGAAATCAACATATGAAGATGCTTGTGCGGATTATCTAATTCGAATAAACGGTTGACAGCATTAAAACTAACGGTATAATTAACACATGTTTTACATGGGAGAATTAATATGCAAATTGCCGTTGAAGAAGTTGAAGAATTCATAAAAAATGAGAGAATTATGTACGCTAGAGATAAAACGAAAAAACTTTATATCGACCTTTATAATTATGACAAACGATATTCTGTGGTTTTAGGTATTGAAATCATTAGATTTAATAATTTGAATGATGCCGTTACATTTTTCAATGATAATTAATATGTCTAAATTATCGAATAATAAAATTTTGCAAAAATTGTAAATACTGTATAATTTCTGACATTAATAGCATTGAAGAACATTTATGTATGAGAGAATCTGTAGTTGAAATAACACAAGATCTCATCACCGGCGAAAAAATTCATATTGCACCAAGATGTTCAGATGAGCGAGTTTTTGGGTTTTCATTATTGAGTAAAAGATGTCTAACTGATGGTAGATATTATGAGGAAATCATTATGAAAAAACCACTGAATAATGCTTAAAAGGGAGGATTCAATTGGAAGGCGATGAAACGTATGATGGATGGGGAGATTTTAAAACTCATTCGGAAGATAACGAATACACAAAAGAACAATTTATGGAGAAATTCTTCAATGGTATTGAATTGGAGAAATTGCAAGAACTAGCAAATAAATATTTACCAGAATATTATGTATAACATGGAGAATTCATGAATAACGATAAACTAGCCGATAATATCTTAGGAATTTTAGTAGCATCATTCATTATAACATTATTTTTAGGATATTTTATCAATATCTATGATATTTTCTTGGAATTACATTCTGCTATAACTGGAGTGTTCATTCTTCGAGTAGTAGGAATCTTTATGTTTCCGATTGGTATTATTATGGGATTATTTGTATGATTAGCACAAAGAATAAAGAACGATTTAAACAAATATCCATCTGGACACTTGTTAATGGCTTTTTCTTATTTTGTTTATATTTGGGAACAATTCACAATATGAAAGAATTTACTAATGTTGGAATTTTCATTGGTTGGTTCACGGGGATCTTAGGATGTTCATTATTTATTAAAAGTATTCGGGATGAAGCAGTGAAATCGAGAACCGCTCCATCATACATCAATAAAAAGGTGGATAACACACTTGATGTACTAATAACAATTATCTTTGCTGCTAATGGTTATATTATTCTTGCGTTTGTTTATTTACTTCATATTTATGCGATTAATCTTTTTAAAGATGATTTAGATAATAAATTTTCTAATCCCGAATAATGAATTCATTTAATAGATTTAATGAGTTTAAGCAGTACATCGAAGAACGACAACGACTTAATGAGCATCTTTCTGGCATTATCGGTAATTCGATTTTTGAAATACTTAATGAAATTATGTATACCACGAAACGCCAATTCCAAAAAGATTTTAATCTTGATGAATTTCAATTGGAAGCTGTTAGTGATTTCATAGCAGATGGTTATATTGATGTAATCCAACATGATAAACAAATCAGAATCAATGAAATTGAATCTTTATGGGAGTTATTATATAAATAATTCTAAAATAGATGAATATGGATGAATATGGATGAATATGATTAAAGTAAGATCTAAAAAACATTTAATACGTCTTATTAGAGATATTGCAAACGATGCAGATTTAACTAATTTAGATGTTTCTAATATTAGCAATATGAGTTATTTATTTGCCGATTCAGCGTTTAATGGAAATATATCCAACTGGGATGTCAGAAAAGTTACGACTATGGAAGGCATGTTCAGTAATGCTACATTTAATGGAAATATATCCAACTGGGAAACACCAAGATTAAAAAATACAGAAAGAATGTTTTTCAATTCCGAGTTTAATGGTATAATTCCCAAATTTGATGTTACTAACGTTACAGCTATGGCAGGAATGTTCCAAGTTTCAGCATTTAATCAAGATATTTCTAATTGGAATGTTCAGAAAGTAACAGATATGATTTCCATGTTTAGAAATTCAGATTTTAATCAAGATATTTCCAACTGGGAAATCGGCAATGTTAAAGATATGAGACACATGTTTAGAAATACCGCATTTAATCAAGATATACACAAATGGTGGAAGAAACTTCGTCCAAATTGTGATATTAGATATATGTTCCTAGATCATAAACTATATCCTGACATCGAACGATTCGAGGAATTTTCTGCTATTCAAGATGAATTAGGAACACACAAACAATGGTTGGATTTATGAAAAAAGAAATTAAGAAGTTTAAAACCAAAACAAAATTAAGAAGTTTAATACAAGAAGCAGGAATTAATGATGATTTGAATCATTTTGATATTTCTGCTATAACAGATTTATCTACTATTTTTTCTGGTACTAAATTTAATGGAAATATATCCGAATGGAAAACTGAACATGTTAAAGATATGTCATATATGTTCGCTCATTCTCAATTTAATGGTGATATATCGGATTGGAAAGTTCATAATGTAACGTCTATGTGTAATACTTTTGTCGATTCTCAATTTAATCAAGATATATCGAATTGGAATATCGAATCTGTCAGTACTATGTTATCTATGTTCAGACAGTCAAAATTCAATCGGAATATATCCAATTGGGATATATCTCATGTGGAAAACATGGCGTATATGTTCGAAGAATCGGCATTTAATCAAAATATATCGAAATGGAAAAATATAATGTCACCCAAAATAACAAACGTAGGTATGTTTAATGAACATACTAAATATAGTTCTATTAAAACATATGATGATTATTGTATAGCTTTTGAATCAGTTGGTTCACATAGAAAATGGCTAGACTTATGACATCTAATATAACACCAATTAAAGTAAAGACACTTCCAGAACTAAAAGAAATAATCGATTCAAGTGATAATGATGCAGATTTAAATTATATAGATGTATCTTCTATTACTGATATGAATTTTTTATTCCAAAACTCTGCATTTAATGGCGATATATCCAATTGGCAAGTTCAGAATGTAACAACTATGGCATTTATGTTTGAAAACTCTGCATTTAATGGAGATATATCGAATTGGAATGTTGAGAAGGTAAAAGATATGCCTGGAATGTTTGCAGAATCTGCATTTAATGGTGATATATCGAATTGGAAACTTCTGAAGATAAAAGAGGTAACTGCCATGTTCGAAGAATCGGTTTTTAATCGAGATATATCGAAATGGAAATTGGGAGATGAAGTAGCTCAATATGATATGTTTGCAAATCATAAATTTTATTATGGAATTAACTCATACGATGAATATATCGAAATGATTAAATCGTTTGGTTCATATAGAAAATGGCTTTTATTATGAAAACTACTATTAAAGTAAAGACACTTTCAGAACTAAACGAAATAATTGAGTCAAGTGATAATGATGCAGATTTAAATTATATAGATGTATCTTCTATTACTAATATGAATTTTTTATTTAGACGTTCTGCATTTAATGGTGATATATCGAATTGGAAACTTCCAAAGATAAAAAATGTATCTTACATGTTTGAAAAAACTTCATTTAATCAAGATATATCCAAATGGAAACTAAGCAAATCGATAACCCAATCTGATATGTTCAAAAATCATAAATTTTACTCGGGAATTAAAACATATGATGAATATATCGAAATAATCCAATCATTTGGTTCGCATAGAAAATGGCTAGACTTATAATGGATGTTCAGAAAAGTAATTATTCTTTATATAATGATGATTGTTTTACAATTATGGAACAATTGAAGAAACAACAGATTAATGTCGATGCAGTTATTGTAGATCCACCTTATGGAACCACTAAGTGCAAATGGGATTCTGTTCTCAATTTTGAAGAAATGTGGAATGCATTATAACATATAACGACTGATGATACGCCTATTGTGATTTTTGGATCTGAACCTTTTTCTTCTATGCTTAGATGTTCGAATATCAAAAACTACAAATACGATTTATATTGGAAAAAAGAAAAACCAACTATTTTTTTCCAATTAAAAAATAGATTCGGAAAAAGCACTGAAACTATTTCTATTTTCTATAAAAAACAATGTGTATATAATCCACAAAAATATGCTGTTGAACATAGAGTTTCTAATTCACCGAAAGCTAAACATAATTCTATAGTAAATGGAACATCTAATAAACGTATTCTTCCATATAAAGACGATGGTACCAGATATCCTAATGACATACTAGAAATAAATAGAGAAAAACTTGGAACAACTGTTCATCCTACACAAAAACCAATTGCTTTAATGGACATATTGATTAAATCGTTCACAAATGAAAACGATTTAGTATTAGATTTTACTATGGGTAGCGGCTCAACAGGCGTTTCTTGCATCAAGAATAAAAGAAAATTCATAGGAATTGAACAATCAGAAGAATACTTCGAAATAGCAAAACAGAGAATTTCTGATATGACTCAACAAATGTTCTTCTGATTATAAATAATATATCTGAATGATATATAACACATTGATAAATAAAGGTAAAAATATGTTAAGTTTGATGATAATTGAGTACAGCAAGATAGGATTACAGCATTCCTGCGATGTTATTGGAGTATTTGATAATAATGAATTATTTAAGACTATAGAAATCGAATTGAATAATGGTAAATCCGGTGAAGGATTTATGAAGTATTTTGAAGAACTAAGTAATGATACAGCAAATGATGATCTTAAAGACATCCAAGAATTGAGTGTCATTAAAAAATATATTGAAAAATATGAACAACTTGATGAATAATTATTGAAAAAAGCCGTATTTATATAAATAGCATAATATTAGTCAATTGGTTCAATTGGAGAAGATTATGTTTAGGAAAATTAAATATGATGCATATATTGCATTTGTACTTATAATTTGTTTTCTATTAAGCATATTATTGGTATTTGTTTCCACTGAATCTATAGGTGCAGAATATAGCTTTCATCAAGATTCAGATAAAAATATGTGTTCTATATGTTATCCCACATTTCGTGATGATCTTTTTCAAAATACTCAAATAATTGAAATAGTGGACAAATCAGATTCAGATTTTGCCGTTCATATTGATGAATCACAGGAATATCATAGGATTTTCAGAAAAACTATTTTAATAGGGTCAGATGGCAAAAAAGTCGATTATTATATTGAGATAAAATATAATTTTTAATAAAAATAGAGTATGTTATGATTGGAGAAAGAAATGACAGAAACGCAAGGTTTTACAGAAAAAGAATTCATCAAATATATAGAAACAAAAAGGAACTTTCAGCATAAGATTGAAACAGAATGTGGTATTTTTGCTATTCCTATTTTGGATCTTTTAAATGATATGATTTGTTACACAGATGAACAATTTGATAAATTGTTCAATTTATCAGAAGATGAAATCGGTTATATTTGGGAATTCATTTTAGAAGGTAAGTTAGTATTTGAAAATGAATACACTATTGACACTGCTGAAGAATTATACGAATTTATACAGAAAGATGATGTATAATGTTTTCTTTTGGTCAATATAAGTTATCGGAATTTGATGAAATAACTAAATTTAGATTAGTAAATGTATTTCTTTTTTTAGTAGGATTCAATATGTTTATACCTGTATTGCTTCAATTAAAAGGCATATATATGTTAACATGGGTTATTGCTGTATTTCTTATATTAGAACAACTTGCATTGAAAACGAATAAATATATAACTGAACGTTATTCACTAAGTAACTTATATCAATTGGGCATTTATTTGCATATTGCGTTCATTTGTATAGCGTGTTCATATTATATTAATCCTGCATTTATGGTATATGGTGATACTATTTTCGGAATACTGGAAATGGCTATATTTAGTGCATATACTATAAAACTTACTAATCATATAGCCGAAAACTATCCTGAACAGATGAATAACTTTCAAATTAAACGCAACAGTATCGGTGCAGATGCTACTATTCTCGGATTGGCGTTAGCTGCGAGTATTTCTTATTTCTTCTCAGATGCTTATACAATAGGAACTTTCATTCTATGGAATTCTGTATATACTTTATGGATGATTAAGAATTGGTCATTTTATAAAAAATAGTTGACAGAATAAAAAATAAACGTTATAATTAACTTATCTGATATTAAATCACAGGAGTTTAAGATGACAAAACTATTTTCTATCGAAGAACTAACTAAAGATAAAATAACTAGAGCATATGCAGGTAAATCTGGTTGTATGTGTGGATGTTTAGGTAATTATAAAGTTAATTCTAAAGAACTTATCGAACATGATGAATCTGAATTCTCACCTAGAGCAGTAACTATGCGATATAATAAGGTTATGAATTCGGATAAAAAAGAAATCCATTATAATGTAGATAAAAGCATTTTATGCATTTATGTTGATGATGATATTCGCAATACTGTAATTTATTTTCAATAATTGTTGACATGTGGTATACTTGATGTATAATTTCAGGTATACCACAATACTATTTCAGGAGAACTAATATGTGTACAGCGGCAATAATTTCTACCAATATTCAAAACCATTCATTAACATTAACTAGAGAAATGCTCAACGAATTGAGTGAAAATACTGGAACCTCTGATAAAGGAGAACTTTTTCAATTTCGTGATGGTTCACAATTTCTTGTTTCTGATTTTCAACAATCAGAATATTGGTATTCTCCTTCCGGTTATTGGGATTTTTAACAAATCTGGAGACTAACAATTATAAGAATCTGATGAACGGTGTTTCCAACCATATCGAATTAGATGCATTCATCGACTATTATCAAAGTTGATTTGTAACTGCTATTTTGGATGACAAATTGAATACGCATTTATGCAAACCGTGCTTTGCTGTAACAATAATATACCTGTATTAAGAGATCATCAAATGAAGAAAAGTAAATATGAAAAAGCAAATAAATCTGTGGAACATATCGGGTCAATAGATTATAATGATCTAAAAGTCAGAAAGCGATTTGCACCTTCGGTTAAAGTGCAAAAATCGAACAAATTATATAAAAGAAAACCAAAACATTCTATTTTTCGAGATAATTAGTAACACGATATAAATATCTTAAACACATAGGAGTTTAAGATGACATTATTACCATCATATCCTACAAATTTGAAGAAGTTAAGACTTTTTTTGAAATGGATGAGAACAAATGGAAAACAGAAATACTATTTACGCCGGAAAACTAATGGTAAACCAGCTATTTTTAATCATTTAGATAGTTCATTAAGTGATTATTATAAAAGATATGATGAAGAAAAGCAAATGCCATGGATTATTGATGATTTGAAATTGGCTAATCAGGCTATGCGACCTGATGATATTAGGGATATAACTAATCGTAATTTACCATTTCGTCCAACGTATTCTAAACCTCAGAAAGATATTAGAATGGATGTAAGCGAATACGAAATCAAGAAAATAACATTTAGACGATAAGTAGATATATTTATGCCATATTTAGTTGATATAATCAAATCAGATTTTAGGAAGTTCTTTAATGAACTTAAAAACAATTAGAAACAAAAATACTTCTTAAGAAATAAAAAAACAGGAAACCAGCATTATATGACCCTGTGCGCCAAATGTTAGTAGTATATAGAAAATCGACTGAGTTTGTTCCTTGGATAACCGATAAAAAAGAGGTAGCAGAAAAGTTAGTTAGACCTTGGTTAGAACAAGGAGAAAAATCTTATGAAAACCCGAAGGGTATAGAATTTTATAAAGATGAATTTTTCTATGGCACAGATTATGAAGTAGGAAAAGTTCGTAAACGTTAAATTAAAACTTTTGGTTGACAGAATAAATTTGAACGTTATAATTAACTTATATGGCACAACATTGCCAAATATAAGGAGAACAATTATGACTATCAAATATGGTTTAAGAAATAGCATTACTGGTGAATTGGCATCATACGATACCCGATTTGATGTATTGGTTGGTATTCCAACTGAATATTATCATCAACCATGGATTGTAACAGAAAAGAAATATGCTGATGCTATTGTAGTTCGCAAACGCCGTATTGCATTTGTATGCAAAAATACACCATTATGTGATGTAGAATTTGAACAACTGTTGTTCGAAGTATGTGAAATCAATCAACCAACCAATGCGTAATATTATTTTTGCATTGGTTGGTTTGGTTGCATTGGTTGGTTTATCCGGATGTAACGATCGTCGACTACAATTATCTAATTCATCTATAGAAGATGCTACAGAAAAATGCAGGAATAATGAAGGTATATATTCCATCTATGGATTTTCTGAATTAGCCAGAATACCAACTAGATTCACACCACAAGAAAAATTAGAACATATCGCTATCGTTTGTACTAATAAAGTTACTTTTCATAATAATTCTGATGAGAATTTATCAAAATTTCTAATTATCAACAATTCATCTATAGAAGATGCTACAGAAATATGCAGGAATAATGAAGGATTAGACTTTATTATTAAAAACAAAGATATAGCAGAATTTTTTAATGTCATTGCAGTTTGCAAGAATTCCGGTCGATTTGATATAAAAAGAGGTAAGAATTAATGGAAAAGTATGCATCTGACTCATATATTGATTATAGTAGTATTATAAAACAAGCACATATAGCATCGTCTAATTCAGTACATGGTGCTTATCGTTCGACATATAAAACAAAACAGGAATTCATTGCTGATTTCTTTGGTGATGCTAATGAAGAACAATTTGAACATATCAGGCAAATGGCACAATCGCAATATCCTGAATTGTTTGTTTAATCGATGACTGATACTACAGATAAATTGGGAAGACCTATCTTAATAGGTGATATGATAGTATTTCCAGATAACTTTTTCACATCTTTAAATGCTGGTGTAGTTATCGAAAAAGATACAGTTAAATTAAGTATAATAAGAAGTTCATCTCATGATGATTGCGATACGATTACGTCGTTTGATCCTGCTCAATGTATGGTAATATCGGAACAAATGACATTCAATTATAACAATTATCCGGAACTTTATGTATAATGAAAGAAGGAGATTCACATGAGCGCAGAGTTGGTAGTTTTTACACATAATGATCTTGATGCATTAGGTTCGATGCTCAACATCGAATATCGAACAAAAGATATTCAAAAAGAGTATTATTATACTAATTATTCGAATATACCAGAAATTGTTAATTCGATTATTGTTGCTATTAAACAAGAAACAGCTCCCATTGTTAAACATATGATTATTGTAGATGTATCATTTGCTGATAATAAGGAACAACTAATAAAATTATATACCGAATGTGTAAAACAAAATGTAAAAATTACATATATCGACCATCATTTATATCCAACTGATTTCTTTGATTCATTTCCTTGTATGAATATCACACATGATAAATCTAAATCTGCCACTTTGCTTACACATGAATTCCTGAAAAATCAAGAACATGTAAATTTAGCAAAACTTACTAGACTAATCGATGTATATGATATTTGGCAAATGAATGAACCGGAATTTAATTTTACACAAGATCTCAATGCTTATTTTTGGTCAAAAACAAAAACAGAAAATTTATCTATTGAAGATTTAATGAATTTAATTATTGATTCAAATTGGAAATTACCACCAGATTTTACTACACTTACTGTGCAACTAAAAAATCAACAAACTAGAGAAATCAATGACTATAAAATGAGAAACCTTATCAAAAAGTCTGGTGAAATTACATTATGTTTCATACCAGATAACTTTAATCCTGTTATGATTGAAGAAATGAATAAAGGTCAAAATTTCGTTATTGGCATAAATCAATATGGAATCGTTAGATTCCGAATCAACCAAAAAGCACCTTATACAGATGAACAGAAAAATAAAATTAGAAAAGAACTAACCGGAACTGAAACTACTGGTCACATGGATGCCTTCACATACAAATATTCTGGTGAACTCACTTTCGATAATTCTATTAAAGAAGCACAAACAATCGTTCAAACAATCGTTCAAACAATCCAGGAGAACTGAAATGACAACTGTTCTGAAAACCAAATATGGTAATACTCCACGAGATCAATTCATTCGAAACATTAATGAGTATAGTATTTTCTTTAGTTATAATGCACCAATCGTGGCTAAAAAAGATGATAAAATTCTATTAGATAGCAGCAAATGGAACTTTTCTAATACCACAGGTTTCTATAGAAATCAATTTCTTGACGAATCAATCGTTGAAACAAAGAAAAAAATAAAATCTGGACTATATGTGCTAACAGATTTATATAGGATGTTAAATATGGAAAAAGTAGATCCCAGAGATTCATTGCATCAAATTTTAGAAGCTAATGACATTGTAGCATTTTATCACGATGGATGTATGCATCATGCTAAAATAATTAGACTAACTCCAAAAGGTGCTACTATGCAATATGGTAAATCAACTGTTAATAAACCATATCGCAAATTGATTAAAATCACAGAACAAGTTATTCATGCGAAAGAAACATTTCCAGAATACTTCATTTGAGCTATAACGTGAAAAATACACTTGCTGCGTATGCAATCACTAATGCAATCACTAATGCAACCAATGACACATCAGCAATAAACGGAAATGAATTTAGTAAATTGATTAAAGTTCAAAATGGTAAAATACAAATTGGATCCATTATTCTTACAGAATCTCAATATGAAACTTGTATGAAAACATTGGTCGAACTATCAAAAGAAAAATATCCAGAACAATTCGTATAGGATAATACTATGACGTTAATACTATTAATAGCACATTCACTTTCTAAAAACGAGAATTTTCAACCACAATATTTGTATCTAGGGACATTTCTTATAGATTTAAAAATCATTGATGTTGCGTGTGGCATATCATGAAAGCACGAATCAATAAACAACTAACTTATACGTGGAATTATGCGTATTCTTCAGATTCTTCTGACTTACAATGGAAACTTCAAACAATAATCGATTATACTTGGAACAAATTCGTTTCTTGGAATCCACTTTGGAAAGATAAAATTGTACTTGACCCAGAAGATTCTTGGAGTGCAGATTTAACCATTGCAAAAATAGCAGTTCCTGTTCTTAAACAACTTAAAAAAACAAAACATGGTTATGGACTAATTGATGATTCGGATGTACCTGATTATCTAAAATCCCATAATGATGAACATTGCGAAAAGAAATACGAATGGGTTCTTGATGAAATCATTTGGTCATTGACAGAACGGGCAAATAATGAAGAAAATGCTCCAGACCTACCAGATTCATTTCCATTATTTGATGAATGTCCAGATGGTTCTTCGGGTGGTTTTTCATGGAAAAGACGGGAATATTCTAAAGAAGAACAACAAATATATGATGAATTTATAGAAAAAACAACAGAATATGAAAATAGAATTCAAAATGGTTGTCGATTATTTGGGACATATTTTCAAACATTATGGGATTAATCTGAACCAAATGTGATAGTATTAAATTCGATAAAGAATCAAATATAACTGGAGAATATACAATGAGTGGAATTAAACATTATTTAAATCAAACTGGACATGAAGAAGTTACATGGGATTTCTTTGCTAGACGATCTGTATGGGATAATATCGAATATACTGATATCGTGGAAATGCTAAAACAACGATTTAATTTGGTCGAATTAGAAGATTACACCATCGAATTTTTCGATGTTATCGAATTTTATGAATCACCGAATCAAGAAATTGTTAAACTGATGAAACTACTGGGATTTAAACCAACTGTTTAAAACATTCGAAGGATGAATAAAATGAAGAACATTAAGAACATTAAGAACCCGTCATATAAAATTTGTCGTTTCGACCATGAATCTTATCAGCTTTTTGTGATTGAATCTAATGAATCTAATGAACATAAAATACTTAAAATACCATCTGAAGATGTTATTTCAAATTCTTTTGAAATATGCATTAAAAAAGCAGTTAATATCGAGTTATTCGAACCAACTGTATGCAATTTCCAAGATATTACACAAAAGAATAAAAAAGTTATATTCGAATTCTCTTCCAAAAAAGAAATAATAAATAAATACCCTGAATTTCTTGTATGAATAAAAAATCACCTCCAAGTGGTAGTGTTAAATATGACAGAACTACCGATTCATATGATATATTTGATGGCACGAGCTGGCTACCGGTTCAACCACAACAAGAAGAAACATATACTATATCTGAAATCGAAGAACGTTATTTTAATGGTATGGACATTTCTGAAGTCATAAATGTTTTAAGAAAGCATAACCCCGAATATTTCGTTTAATAACTGCTTTAAACATTAAATCATTCTAAAATGTTGTTTTTGTTTATATAAGAATGTACTTTTCTAATTATGCCAGTTTGTATTCAGTTTGTATTCAGTTTGTATTCAGTTTGTATTCAGTTTGTATTCAGTTTGTATTCAGTTTGTATTCAGTTTTAATATATAGAAAATGACACGAAAGAAAAGGTTGACAGTATAGATTTAGTTGGTATAATCATTTTATCCGGTAAATATACCGTACACAGGAGAACCATTATGAAATCACCTCACATGTCTCGAGTTAAATTGGATACATACGTTAACGCTAATCATGCAAGGAAACGTATTGAAGAATTGGAAGGTGCATTTGAAGGTAATGACGATTGGGAATTTTTTCGGGAACAGGTTCAAGGTAAACAAACTATTTTCTTTTGTCATCCTGCTGAAATCACCGACCATGCGGATTTATCGGATATCATCAGAGGTAAATCAATTGCATATCGCCGGGAACAACGGGAATTGTTAAAGGCTGAACAATCTGAACAATCTGAACAATCATAATACTTAAGATCTGGTGTAACATTAGTTGCACCAGATTTTTGAATATAGATGAGGTATGCAAGTTGTGAAAAAGACACGCAAACTAAATAAACAGACAGAAATCAGAATTGACCAATTTCATCAAGAATATACCGTATCGGATATCGTGTTATTTAGAGGTAAATGGAATGGATTAGGTATAGGAACAATAACAAAGATAACGCCAAAAGGTTGTACTTTAATATATACTGATGCTATAGGAACTATGCAAAAGATAAATAGAAGGAATGAAGATATTATCAGATTTACTGAGCAATACAACTATATTTCTGAAACCTATCCAGAATATCAAGTATAATGAATAAACCAATAAAAAGTATTTCAGATGAGAAAATGAAAAGTTTAATAGAAAAATATATTAAAGAATCTGGATTTTCTCTTATCGAAGAGGAAGTATGCAGAAAGGGTTCTTGTAAAGGATGTTTCTTTGCTTCTGGTTATATCTGTACTTTTTCACACTATGATGACCAACTAAAACGAGTAATGCCGGAGTATTATGTATGAACACTGACCAAAAAGACCAAACAAATAATTCATATAATGATTGTTTAAATTGTGAATTTTATAAAGCAAATGAAGATACGTCTGATTCACATTGCTTTATTTTTCAAGAAGAAATAATGTTCAAATGCAATTATTTTAAAACAAAAAATAAGGAATAACATCATGTCATATTTTAAAGATTTTTTGAATAAAGCAGGATTCAGTTATACAAATGAATCCAACAATAAAAGATATATTAAAATTCTCGAAAGGGGATTTAACACTGTATCTACATCAACCAAATCAAATGGAATTGAACTCATTTCTTTCAATGGATTAGATGTTCAATTAGTGTTAAAAGAAGACCAACTAATTGGATATAAAACTGATACTGGAACATGTTATGATTTTCCTAAGGATATGATCATCATTGATGATTTATTTGATAATTCAAATAGATTGATTAAAAAAGGTAAAATCAAAACTCTAAAAGAATTGGTTCAAAATTATATCAATCCATTGGAATTGAATTATAATAAAAAATTTAAGATGCAAAAAGAACGACAGTATTACCGGATTTATGCAATTCGTTCTTTCACCGACGTTAAAGAAGGCGATAAAGGTGGATTAATCGAAACAGAACAAAACTTATCACATGAAGGAAAATCATGGATTTATGATAATGGGAAAGTTTTCGGTGATGCTCAAATTCTTGAAAATGGAAAAGTTTATGATATGGCTAAGGTTTATGAACAAGCTATCGTAACGGGCAATGGTTATATATCAAATGCAGCACAGGCGTTCGGACAAGCAGTTATCGAAGGTGAAGTATATGGTTCTGCAATCATTTCTGGAACAGCTAGAGTACTAGAAAATGGACAAGTTCATGGTAAAGTTAAAATTGCTTCTGGTAACATTGAAGTTGACATGTCGTAATTAACGTATAGAATACTTAGTTTAACGAGGTATATCAATGTATACAATATGTTTGGACAAACTAGGTAATTATTTTGTTAAACGATCTGATTGTTATGTAACTTTTTTAACAAAAAACAACGAAGAATATATTAGTACAGACATTCATTTACGTGCTGTTCTTAATCTTTTGAAATATAAACATATATTAGTACAAGGTGATTTACCGAATCACCAAGAAATATGTTCATTTAAAGATAAGAATAACATTATCGATGAATGTCCGGAATTGTTTGTATAATTAATATTTTAGGAACATTTTAGGAACATTTTAGGAGCGTTTAATGATTTCGACCGATATTACTAAAACCTATAAGTTAATGATAACTCCACAAAAACGATTCATACTAAAAGATTCTTTAAATAGGCGTTTGGAATTTATACATGAACATATGTCTATATTCGAATTCGATAATATTTCTGATATAGTTGATATGTTAGATAATAATGTTGAAATTTTTAGAAATACATCATATACGAATATCGGTAATATATTGATTCGATTCGATACAACAGAAGAATTATATGATAATTTTCCGGAATACTTCGTATGATATACATATTGCGAAAAAGTACATATGATTTTTTAGGAATGCGGTTAGTGTGGATTACGTGTCAAGAAAGAATCGTCGCAGTTGTCATTGATAATGAAGAAATTGATGAATTTGACTCTATTGCTGAAGCATTCAATTTATTCACATCACACGAAAAATATAATTATTCTAGATTGGTTAGTATTGAAGAAATTAAAGATTCAGAAGAAGTTTGTCGCTTTTCAACAGAAGAAGAATTTAAGGAGAAAATAATTGAATATCTTGTATAAAGTATGTTTATTGGATAGTATTTAAATGTATACTTTATGTTTAAGAAAAGACTCTAATCATTTTTTCATTATTATAGATGGAAAAGTATTATTTTTTAAACTTTTTCTTCTTGTTAATTCTAAACTCTCGAATATTTCTTCTTTTTCAACTATCGAGAGTTTAGCTGATGCTTTTATTCGTTATGATGGATTTTTAAACGATTCAGTTCCTGAATCAGTTATCGAACTTGGTAACTTTGAGAATGTAACAGAACTGTTAGAAAATTTCTCAGAATACTTAGTTTAAATGTATACATTATGCATCAAAAAAGATAAATTTAGAAAAAACAAAATTATCTTTTTCGTTCTATATAACGATTTTTTAATTTGTTTTGAAGATCCAGAGAATCATATAATTACAAGATTTACTAGTATTTCAAGCATACGAAATTCGTTTGAATTGGGTAAAATACACAAAATTAACAACGATATAGATGAATATGTAGAAATAGGAACATTCGATAATGCCAGAGAATTGCGTACTAAATTTCCAGAATATTTAGTATAATCGAAGGAGCGATTATGTCTAAATACAAATTATGTCTATATACTGCTTCTGGAACAATATTCTATTTTTTCAAATCGAAGAAAAGAATGATTATTCTAGCAAACAATAATACCGGTAAAAAAACATTTACATCAATAAAAGATGCATTCGATTCATTCAATAAGTTTAATATATCTAGCTTTACAGAACAAATACCTGAACATTTCTGTGAAATAGTCGAATTTGAAAATATATCTGATTTCGAACAAAAAATTATAGAACATTTGGTATAAGAAAGATCAAATTGTATGGAGAAACTCGAAAATGCTATACCGGAATCATTAATATGAAAAGATATAAATTGTGTAAAGCTAAAGATAATAAATTCTTTATATTAAATGAAAAATCAATCTTAATGGTATCACCCTTATCGTTGCGTATAGGTTATTATTACGATGATATCATACAATGTATATATTCATTTAATGAAAGTAGATTCTATGGAAACTCTACTTCTCATGTAGAATATACCATATTAACTGAATTTAATACGATTCAGGATATCGAAAATGCTATACCGGAATTATTAGTTTAAATGTATACATTGTGTAAATTTTATGTGCTAGATTCTCCTGCATTTTTCATAATACAGAATAATGAAACTATTCAGTTTAACAGTAAAGATTTCGATTCGAACATAAGTGTGTTCATAACTGTAGCTTGTGCATTTAAAACATTTAAATCGTGTTCAAATCGTGTTCAAATCGTGTTCAAATCGTGTTCAAAATCAGATATAACAGTAACGTTACCAGAAAATATGAGTCATTCATCGAGTTTGAAAATATATCTGATTTTGAACAAAAAATTATAGAATATATAGTTTGAAACTCGTATAATATATTTGTTGACATTTACATATTTCAAGTTATAATTATTTTGAGGATATAAAAAATGATTTTGGTTTGCAGAAACATAAATAAAGAATATTTTATAAAAGATAATGGTATTATTATGAATGTTGTTAAACATTCCGGTAATAAAACCATCGTTTTCCTAGTTAAATCCGGTCTTTTGATATCATTTCTCAGTAATCAACTGGATAGGGGTAGTTCATATGAATATATTCCTCATTCTGTAATCGAAAGTTTTGAAAACATCGAATATCTTCAACAACGCTATCCGGAATTCACTGTATGAAAGGTACTTATTTCAATATGACCATATTAATCGAAAATGAGTCAGAATATGAATTAATTTCACAAGAACAAAAATATACAAGTTTAATGCATGAAGATATTATACATAATTCATATATGGTTCTTTATAATAATAAATTATTATCTTTTGACCTTGGATCAGGTGTACATATAACATCATTTAATGATATATGTCATTTGAAGAAGTTATTAGATAAAGTTACTCGTTCTTCAGATCAAATAAATGGACATTATAACAGAATAGCACAATTTAAAGATTATGCTGATTTCGAAAATAATTATCCTGAGCTTTTAGTTTAGTTGACAATATCATTTAATTAGTTATAATTCATCTTATGAAATATGATGATTGCTTTAAAACATATAAGAACACAACCAAATGTTATGATTTAATGTACAACTTAGTTGAATTAGCAGATGGGTCAAGTGAATCATATTATGCTATAGACACAGGCGAAAATAATATAATTGAATCAAATCAAGAAATTCTTTATTGTTCCAAAGAAATGTGTATCAAATCATTCTTTTATTCTCAAAAATCATTGTTTAAAACTATAGAAAAACACAAATTGAAAAGAACTATATTATTTTCTTTTTCGAAAAAGTCTGAAGTAATCAATGAATTTTCAGAATATTTAGTATGAATAACCATATAAATGAACACGGGATGATTTAAAACATGTTTACATTATGTAGAATTAGAGATTCATATTGTATAATGCTAGAAAATAAACTTCTTCACTACACTAACGATGATACGATTAGCATGAACTGGACTTTTGAAAATTGTTCTGAACTTAAAGAAATAATGAAAATGCAGTTCGTCACTTCAAATAATCCCAAGTTAAAGTTCATTAAATTGTGTGAATTTAAAAATTATACTGATTTAGAAAATAATTATCCTGAGATGTTCGTTTAACATGGAGTTTAACATGGAATTTGTACTATATGACATTATAGAATATTCTGATTTTCACAATAAACATTTATTATATGTTATTGAGAAAAATGGTTTTCATCAAGCAATTCTATATAAAAACGATGTACGAACATTTTTTAACAGTATAGAAGAATGTATTGCTATGTTAGAATATAAGATGTACAAGTACGAATTCACATATAGCAAAAATCTTGTTAGAAAAACAATATATACATTTTCTGATAAAGAACAATTCATCAAAACAGTTCCAGAATATTTAGTTTAGTTGACAGATGTCTATAAATATGATAGTATTCTCAAATATAGGAGTACAAATGAATCAATTCATCCATAATATACCGCATACATTGCTACCATTTATTATCGTTTTAAATAATTTGTCAAAAAATAATTACATCGTTGGTGGTGCAGTTAGGGATTTATGTCTCAAAAAAGTTCCTCATGATTATGATTTAGTAACTGATATTCCCATGAATATGTTAGTTAAGGAATTTTCAGAAGGTGGATTCAGAGTTAAAGAAACCGGTGTTACTCATTTAGTTCTTAATGTTTATAAACATAATTACGGTGTCGAAATCAGTAATTTCAGGAAAGATGTTATTTGTGACGGAAGACATGCAGAAGTCCAAATTGGGACTATAGAGGAAGATTCTAATCGACGAGATTTTACAGTTAATTCATTGTATCTTAATACATCTTTCCAAGATCCAATTTCTGACCCAACTGGTTTAGGATTAAAGGATTTAGAAAACAAATCACTTCGATTCATTGGTAATCCCAAAGAACGGATTCGTGAGGATTATCTTAGAATATTCAGATTTTACCGATTCATTGAGAAAGGGTTTACACCTAATAAGAATTCATTGAAAGCTGTTCGAGAATTATTTAATGAAGCATATGAAAAAATAACACCTGAACGAGTTAGAACAGAATTAGAAAAAATGGTTCTATAATATGAAAAAATATCAGTTGATTAAAAACTCATTGAATCGATATTCTATTTTGAATAATGGATATGTTAGTTTTTCTGCTGTTCAGGACAATGAAATCATTTATTTCTGTTCATCATTTCGAGAATTGTTGGATTCATTATCAAATGATTCATCATCTGATTCAACTATATTAAAGAATAATGGTTTTTTTGTTCCACATGATTATGAAGTTTTATTCGAATTCAATGCAATTGAAGATTTATTGAATCATTATCCAGAATATTTAGTATAACAGACATAAAAAGGAGCTAATATGAATACAAAAATATAATTGCTATATTTAAGCTGGAAGATACATTTAATTACGTTCTCATTGAGAATGGTAAAATTATCGATGAGATTTACGAATTTCAAAGTGACTACCAAATGCGTGATAATAATGTTATTTTTTCTGAGTTCGATGATATTGAACAAACATCTATTGAACTTAAACGGTTCAGCATCTTTTCAACAGATGGAAGTGTTCCAAATCCCGTTATTAATGTATTAAAAGAGGGTGAACTTTATTCTGTTATTCAGACACTGTATTCTGAATTATCTTAATAAGGAATGTGATAATTTATGTATAAATCAGTTAAAACTGTATAAATATATGAACAAAATGAGGTTTTATGAATTATCATAATATGACCAATTCAGAATTAGTTAATGAATGTGTATCTAGTGATATTGATTCTTTAATATATATTCTTGGTGAACGTCTAAGTGCAATTTTAGACATCGATGAAACAAGTGTAGATGATTTGAAAATCGAAATAAATCAATTAGAAGCACGATATGATTCACTGTATGATAATTATTCTATTCTTGAAGATGAAAATGATAGATTATCAGATATCGAAGATAGATATTATGGATTATTATTAAATAATGAATAAACAAAACTCAAACGATATTATTAGTACTATAGCAAATCGTTCAATGAACATTTACGATGATGCAGAAGATTGTTTATATGCAATCAAAATTCTCAATAAACATCATATAAGCATTAGATCTGTGGATAATGGTTTGGCATATAGTGCTTATTTTGAAAAAACGAAAACATGGTTAAATGCTTATGTGAAATATCAAAATGCTATAGCATCAGCATTGTTAACATTGGAGATTGAATGAATACATCGTTTGAAACTATTATTCTTAAAAAGTTGACTCATTCTGGAGAATACTTTGGCAAATGCATGCCTATTCTTAAAAAGAAATTTTTTACAGAAACAGGCAATCAAGAATTATTTGCATTAATTCAAACTTATTATCTGAAATATAGGAATATCCCATCATTAACTGAACTAGTAGCATCTGTAAGAGGATTGAGCAATTCTGAGATTCGGGAAGAAGTAGTTAAATCCTTACAAGAAATAAACAAAACTGAAGAACTAACTAATTTAGAATTTGCTTGTGATGAAACCGTTCAATGGATTAAAGATGCATTGTATATGGAAGCACTCATGATAGGTTCTGAAGGTTTAATGAAAAAGAACAACGAAATGAAGCTGAAAGCTAAACAAATCATGGAAGAAATGGCAAAAGTTAATATTGATAGTGATTTAGGTTTAGACTTCGATGACATCGATGACATGATTGCTTATTATTCTGCTAAAAATGTTGGCATTATATCTCAACATGATGAACTCAATAAACGATTGGGTCCTGGATTTTTACCCGGAACCCTTTCTATTATTCTTGCCGCCGCTTCTGTAGGTAAATCATTAATGATGACCGATTTAATTAGTGGTATTTTTGTGAAAAATAAAAATATTCTTTTAGTTTCATTGGAAATGGCTGATAAAGAAATTATGAAAAGAGTACATGCTAATGCTATGGACCTTCCTATCAATTCTTTATTGGATCTCAATAAATCTGATGCATATTTAAATAAAATTAAAGATAGAAGTATTCTAACCAAAGAAGAAATCATCCAAGCATATAATAAAGTGAAAATGGATGGCACTTGTGGTAAATTGTTCATTAAAGATTATGCAGCAGGATCATTCACTCCTCTTATGCTTGAACAACTATTAGAATCATATCAAATCGAAAAACAAACAAAATTCGACCTGGTAATCATTGACTATCTGGGCTTAATGGCATCAGATCTTGTAACACCATCAGCAGGATTATACTCTTATATCAAATCAATCGGTGAAGAAACTAGAGCAGTTGCAAAAAAAGCTAATGTTCCTATTCTTAGCGCTTCCCAACTTAATCGAAGTGCTACTAATAAAGATGATGCAGATAATAGTAGTATTTCTGATTCCATGGGAACAGCTATGACCGCTGACTTCATGCTGTTTCTTTTACAAAACGAAGAAATGAAAATTCAAAAACAAATCGCATGCAAAGTTACTAAAAATCGGTTCAATGGTCGAACAGATACATGGATAATGGGCATCGATTATGAACATATGCGTTTCCATGATATAGCAATACAAAATAATGAATACAATAATGGTAATTCTAATATCGATATTGAACCAATTGGTAAAAATACCGGACTGCAAAGCGATTTCGGCGTCATTACAGCAGAAAGCCAAAAAAATGCGGAATCATTCGTTAAACAGGAAATTAGTGATATTCATCGAAATGATGCCGCAAAACTCGCAGAAACTAATGCTGAATCTAATAAATCGGGAGCAGATCCTTTCGAAGATGATATGGCACAAATATATAAAGATTTAGATATAGATCTATAATTCTTATCATCTATATAAATAACTCTATATTAAAAGAGGTTATAAATGATTAAATTTAAAGAATACTTACAAGAAGAATCAAATACATATAAAGAAATAATCGATACACTTACAGATATGGCAGATGAAGAAATCTGCCAATTCGGTGATTATCTTTTTGATACATTCTTTGATGATTCAGAAGAAGAAGCAGAAGAAGAAGAAATCTTCAATTTAAATGATATTAAACAAATGCTAAAACTACTGGATTCTGATACATATACAATGATATTAGATGACTTGATGCCATCAGATATTCATACAAATTCAGCAAATGTAATCTATAATATGGATGAATCTGTTTCTCGAAGATTTATGAAAAGTAATTCTAATCATAAAAAACGCAAATTCATGGCTAATTCTAAATCCGACCTTAGAAAAACTAAAGCAAGTCGGAAAAGAGATAATCGTGCCAATAAAGCAGCTAGAAAACGGTATTATAGAACAAATAAATCAAAAATTAAACAATATCAAAAATCTAGAAATGCCGCTATTAAAAAAGGTAAACATAAAGTTAAAATTCGAAGAAATACATAATTATTGTTCTATTATAAAGAATTTAACTTTTTAAGCAGTATAATTGTACATTTGTGCATTTGACCAACTGGTGATAA